CCCTTAAAAAGATAAAAATGCAAAAAAATGTTGAAGTACTCACTTCAACAACTAGTCGATTTACAAATGTTAACGGTAAATCGGAATTAGACAATACTGATGGCAGTACTGCTAAGGCTGCTAGTATTAATATGGGGTCATCCTTCGAGAAAAGATCAATCGGACCTCTAGTTATTACTATTGTTAACAAAGTTGCTGAATCAATAGAAATCACCAAAGACCAATGTACTCTTCTCGAGAGTCTACTTTGGCCGTTCCTTGCGCGATGCTCTAAAAAGAAAGCATTCATCAATTCAAGAAACATGGAAAAATTAATCCATTCACTGTCAATAACAGCAAATAGAATAAAAAAACACACAGACATCTACAATAGAGAGCAAACATTCATAAAATATTGGCTCGACCATTATATGTGCCAGGTTTTTAAGGATCACCAAAGGCCTCATAAGGAGGATTGGATAACAGAGAACTTGTTTTCTGGTTGGTTAAAACGGTTTGTTGCACGTGCGGTTGCTAAACGAGATCTAGCTTTTATTTATTCTTTAAATAAGGGTTCTAAAAGAATGTGGCCTACCTTGGGAAACTATAGGAAGGTTCAGGCTTTTGAAAAACATCGTGAACGACTTAGCACAGATCATGGGATTGTACCGGAAGATCTTCGGTCAATCATTACCGTTACCTCTTTAGAGGTTTTTAAAGATATTAATGTACCACCAACAGAACAGAAAACCATTTTTCCGACAAAGCAAGTACCAAGTCGAGCTGCTTGTCTAGATTGCACCCGTGAGGACGGGGGCACACTAAGCAAGTTTACTCCGTTTGATATCTGTGGAGCTTTGGATAATGAGGTCTCAAAGAAGATCGGGGTTCTAAGATCATGCCATCAATCGTTTTCAAAATGGACGATTGACACATATGAAAGGGCATATCAGTCAGCGTTAAGTAGAATGAACTTTAACCTTAAAGCTGTTGCTGTACCTGAGCCCAGTAAGTTTAGAATGATAACAAAAGGGGATGGATTTTTGTATACAGCACTCCAACCCCTCCAAGGTCTAATGATCGACTCTTGGAGAAAGCATCCTTCGTCTACAATGAGAGACGAGGATCTCACAGATCGAATAAATAAAATAAATAAAAATTGTCGGGTTCTTCAATATTGGTGCTCAGTTGACTATGAAGCTGCGACTGATTTAATTAAAAAAGATGCAACTCTTGCTGCTTTTAAATCTCTTGTTAATGTAGTAGATTATGAGTTCGCTCTAAAAGCATTAACAGGTCAGGGTACAATAACTTATCCTGCCGTATCACTCCCAAATGACAATGATAGCTCACAAGGAGTATCACTTGTTGAAAGTGCAAAAGTGATAGATGGCCAATTAATGGGTCATCCACTTAGCTTTCCATTATTATGTACAATTAACCTAGCGGTTCTCCGTTGTGCTGTTGTCAGGTATATCTCACGATCACGAGATATGTGGCAACAGTGTCAGCGTGAATTCTTAGGAAAATTGATGCTTCATAATGTAATAGTAAATGGAGATGATATGTTATTTAAATGTGCTAGAGATTTTTATGAGATCTTTATAGAAACAGCAAAAGATGCAGGTTTCAAATTATCTGTTGGAAAAAATTATCTTTCACAAGATATGTGTATGATCAACTCACAAGTTTTCAAATATAATGTTGCC